CGGGCAACACGCTCTACCAGGCGGTTCAGATCATCGAAACGCCCTGGCTCGACTGAGGGCTGATCTGATGATTCGAGTCAAAACCAAGCACAACCGCCCCCGGTTCTTCCGGGGCGGCCATGAGTTCAGCCAGGTTCCGCGCATTCTCACGGAGCCTGGCGACGAGCTGCCCGAGGGCGTTCAGGCCGATCTGACTGAAGATCAGGCCGATGACATCCGCAACGAGACGCGCTTCCTGGAAGTCAAGGAGCTGTCCGAGGCGGACTTGGAGGCGCTGCCCGAAGCCGAGCGCAAGGCGCTTGCCATCCGACATATGGCCAGGCAGCAAGGGAAAACCGAAGACCAGGTGCGGGTTGAAATCGACCGTGCTCAATCAGAGCCGGATGAGTTCACACCAATCCCGCCGGATCGCGGCACCGCGAGCGATGACCCGTCCGGCAATAATGCTTCGCCGGCCGGCGAGGATCCGGCTGTGTTGGACGTCAACTCGGCCACCGCCGAGCAGCTGGCATCCGTCAAGGGCATCGGCGAGGAGCTGGCTGAGGCAATCGTTGCTTATCGCGAAGAACACGGCGACTTCGACAAGCTCGATGACCTGGTCTCTGTGGCCGGCATCGGCAAGGCTTCGGTCAAGAAGCTCAGCGATCGCCTGAGCGTCTGATGTACGCCACGCTCGCGGATCTGCAGGAGCGGTTCGGGGTCGAGGAAATCCTCGGCCTGACGGACCGGGACGGCGACGACCAGGCCGACGCCGGGCTGGTCTATGCCGTGATCGCAGACGTGAGCGCCGAGATCGACAGCTATCTGAGCGTCCGCTACGACCTGCCGATCGATCCTGTTCCCCGGCTGCTGACGCGCCTGGCGTGCACGCTGATTCGCGAGCAGCTCTACCTGCAGGACGGCGGAAGGCTGGATGACGACCACCCGGCGAAGGTCGAGGCCAAAGCCTCTCGCGTGGTGCTGCGCGACATCGCCGCCGCCAAAGCTCACCTGCCGATCAGCACGCACACCGCGGGCGTCGGCGAGGTCGAGATGACCTCCGAGGACGTGGCCTGGCGGCGCAAGGATTCGCAGGGCTTTATCTGATGAGCCATTTCCTGTCGGCCGAGGAGCTGATCATGGATCGCCTGGCCGCCGAGCTGCCGAGCGACGTGAAGCTGCAGGAGCTGCCCGACGTTGAAAGCGCGCAGGCCGTGAGCGGTCGAGAGTCAACGGTGCTGGTGATCTACGACAGCTATGCGACCGGCACCGGCCCGCTGCTCGAGGTCGATCAGCGCTGGCTGACGGTGATCGTCGTCAAGGACACCGCCGGCGTGAGCAAGGGCAGGTCAGCGCGCACCTCGGCCGGCGAGCTGGCCACTTCAGTGATTCAGGCGCTGCACGACTGGCGACCCCAAGGCTACATGCGGATGAAGTTGACCACCGCACCGGCTGCCGCCGTTTACGACGCCGGCCGGTACTTCCTGCCGCTGGCATGGACCACCAAGAAAAAGGACGTGATCGAATGAACGTAAAACTGCTCAAGCCCGTCGAGATTCGCGGCGAGGTCGAACCCGAAGGCAAGGTTGTCGCGGTCAGCAAGCCCCAGGGCGAATGGCTGATCGCGCGCAACGCTGCTGCGAAAACCACCGCCAAGCCTGACGAGGAGGCGAGCTCATGAAGAAGATGATCTGGTCGGGCCAAGGCCCGATTTACTTTGGCACCTTCGATGCCGCCAATGGAACGCCGGCGATGGGGTTCCTGACGAACCTCTATCAGATCGGTGCGGCCAATAGCCTGTTGACCACCACGCCGACGCGCGAGACGACGACGATCAAGGAGTCCAACTCCGGTCAGCGCCTGGATATCGCCGAGTTGGAAACGGCCAAGGGTTTGAACGTGGCGCTGACGATGCACCAGTTCGATCGCGAGACGCTGGCCAAGGCGCTGTTCGCGACGTCGACTCTGCAAGCCGGTGGCACTGTGGCTGAAGAGGAGTTGCCGACGGTTGCTGATGAAGGATTTGCGTTCCTCAAGCACCCGAACGCCAGCAGCATCGTCATTACCGACAGCGCCGGGTCACCAGTGACGCTGACGGCTGACACGCATTACCGCGTGGTCGATGCGGCCCAGGGCATCATCCAGTTCCTGGACATCTCCGGCGGCACTCAGCCTTTCAAGGCAGCCTACGACTATGCCGATTACGGCAACATCGCGGCCTTCACCGCCACGAATGTTCGCACCGGCATCATCTTCACCGGTCGCAATCAGGACGGCGACAAGGCGCGCGTCATCATCCCGAACCTCAGCCTGGCGATGAATGGCGACTTCAACTGGCTTAGCGACGAAGAGTCACAGCTGGCCATGCAGGGCGTTGCTTTCTACACGCAGGAGCTGGACACGGCCGGGTCGCTCTACGGGCCGTTCATGCGCGTTGACGGCCTGCCGGATTGATGCCGATGGTCAAGATCAACGGTATCGACTACCAGGTCAGCATTCTGAGCGCCGGCGATCTGCCGGTGCTCAGTGCTTTGTTCGAGGCGGCCGGCCCGCTGGTGGCCGAGTTCAAGCCCGGCGCGGTGCCAAGCCTGGTGAAGCTGCTGCCGATCGCGGACCAGCTGATCACGACCGTTGCCCATCTGCTCGATTGCCCGCGCAAGAACGTCGAAGCGCTGGCGCTGCATGAGCTGATCGAAGTGGTCGAGCAGGTGGCCGCGAAGTGGATGACGCTGAATGCGGCTTACCTGAACGACGAGGTCACGCCGGCGATCCAGCGCCTGTCTGCCTCGCTCGCGCCGATCGCCTCGGCAGCGGAGGCCGACACCAAGACTGATTGATCGTCGCCGGGTCTGCGCGGCCCGGCATTCCCCGCGCAAGCGTTCTCTACCTGGGTGATGTATGTCTGACCTCCAAGTTGCACTAGAGCTACAGGCCAGCGTCAGCCAGTTCATGTCTGCGGTCAGGCAGGCAAGCAGCACCTTCGATACCTCCTTGCAGTCGATGCAGTCGACGGCCGCGACGACCGGCAGTCGGGTCGAGCAGTCGATGGAGAAGGTGGGGATTCGACGCCATCGTGAAATCAACGCCGACATCCGGTCGGTCGAGCGCGCCTATGAGTCGCTGGCGGCCTCTGGCCAGTTGACTGAACGCGAGCTGGCGCAGGCCAGCATCAAGATGCGGCAGCGCGTCCGCGAGCTGCGGCAGGAAACAGGCGGCTGGACGCAGGCGCTCACGGACATGAAAGGCGAGCTGGCGCTCGCCGCCGCCGGCATCTTCGCGACCGTTCGAACCTTCGGCCAGGCCGCCCGCGCCGCGAGCGAATTCCAGACCTCACTCGCCGAGATCACCACGCTGAACTTCAACGGCGCGATCGGCGATCTGCGCCGGGAGATCGAGCAGCTCAGCCTGACCTACGGCGGCGATGTGATCAGCAACGCCAATGCCGCCTACGACATCATCTCGGCCGGCGCCAGCGAGGCCACGGATGCGATCGAGCAGCTGACCGCGGCCAATCGCCTGGCGGTCGGTGGCAAGACCGACGTCGCCACCGCCGCGAGCGGTGTGTCTTCGATCCTGGCCGCCTACGGTGACGCCGCACGCGGCGCGACCAACGTGACCGACGCGCTGTTCGTCGCCATGCAGGGCGGCAAGACCACGATCGGCGAGCTGTCCAGCTCGATCGGTGACGTCAGCGGCCTGGCGGCCGCCGCCGGCGTCGGCCTCGATGAGATGTTGTCGGCCGTTTCAGCGCTGACAATTCCAGCAGGTTCGTCAACAAAGGCAGTCACTCAGCTTCGAGGCATCATCTCGGCGATCATCAAGCCCACGGCCGAGGCGAAGGATGAAGCCGATCGTCTGGGCATCCAGTTCGACACGGCCGCGATCCGCGCCCAGGGCTTCGCCGCCTGGCTCGAGGATCTCCAGGAAAAGACCGGTGGCAGTGAGGTGTCGTTGGGCCGCCTGTTCGGGAGCATTGAGGGCCTGAATGGTGTGCTGCAACTGACTGGCGGCAGCGCCGAGGACTTCACCAATATTCTCGACCAGATGGAGAACAAGGCGGGCGCGACTGAGACCGCCGTGGGCCAAATGCTGGACACGGCAGGAAATCGCGCCGCGCGCTTCGAGCAATCGATGGCGGCAGTCAACCGTGCCCTGGGTGACGCGGTCACCGCATTAAGCCCGCTGCTTGATGTGCTCTCTGATCTCCTGAGCGGGTTCAATGATCTGGAACCTGAGACCAGAGCAGTCATCGCCGGGCTGGGCGGCGTCGCCGGTGCCGCGTTGGCGCTGGCGCCGGCTGTCTCAGCTCTGATCAACGTGGTCGGGCTGCTTCGGAACGGGATCATTCTCGCCACTGGCTCGACCGCGCTCCACACTCAGGCCATGCAGGCGAGCACCGGCGCGGCCGCGGCGAATGCCGGCGCGCTCGGAAGGCTGGCGGGCCTGTTGCGCGGCTTGCCTTATGTTGCGCTCGCTGGCGCTATCGGCCAGGCGATCGCCGCTTGGCTTGAGCTGAGAGAAGCTCAGGAACGGGCGGCCGAAGCCGAGGCAGCACTTGCGGATCAGTCGGAACGCCTGGCCGATCGTCTGGCCGAGGTCAGCGCCGCCACCGGAATTGCCTTCGATTCGATGGATGATCTTCGCCAGGCCGTTGAGGATGGGGTGATCGTCTTCAACGAGGCCAATGGCGAATGGCGCGCCGCCGCCCAGGCGCAGTCTGATCTCGCCGATCAGGCCGATCGCACGACCCGCACGTTCACGGAACAAGAGCAGGCGATGGTCGACCACTATCGCTCGCTTCTCGATAGCGCCAATGCGGCCGGCGCGCTGAGCGAGGCGCTTGAGCAGATCGATCCGTCAGCCGCCGGGGCAGCCGACCAGGTTGCCGCGCTGATCGGCCAGCTGGATCTGGCAGACGGCCGGGATCTCCGGACGCTTCGGCTGGCGCTTGCAGATCTCGGCACCGAATCAGAAGCCGTCGGCGCGATGGTCCAGGAGCACTTGATCGAGAAGGTCAAGGAGGCTGACGGACAGACGCTGACTTCAGTGATTGCCGAGGTAAATCGCCTCAAGGCGAGCGGCATGGAGGCCGGTGCTGCGTTGGAGGGTATGGCATCGCAGGCGCTGGCCGAATCCTTTCAGCGGCTGGGGCTCACCATCGAGACTGAGCTGGGCAAGGTGACGCCGGCAGCTGAGCGCGCAATCAACGCTGTCGATGGGATCGTTGCGGGTATTTCAGATCTGGGCCTCAGTGCCTCTCAGGAGTCGGACGTCATTGAGTCAGCGCTTAGCAGCGCCTTTGACATGGCCGACAACGAGGCCTCGCTTCAGGCCGTCCAGGAGCGCATGCAGGCGCTGGCTAACGAGGGCAAGTTGACCGGTCAGGCCTACGCCGACCTCAAAGTGCAATTTGAAGCTGCGATGGCATCGCTGCGCGATGGCCAGGACGCGGCCAAGAAGCAAAACGAAAAAACGACTGAGTCGATTCAGCAGCAGACCGAAGCGACCAATGAGCTTACCGCCGCCAACGAGGAGAAAGAGGAATCCGAGCGCCGTTCTCGCAGCACCTCGATCTCGCATGCCGACATTCTTCAGCGCGTCGGGTTCAGCACGAAAGAAGCCGCCGAAGCCTCTAAGATTTACACCGATACCCTGAATCGAGTGCGGCGCGAAACCGCCGCCAATGTCACAGGCCTTCCGAGCTATATCGCCTGGCTCAACGGCAGCCGCGAGGCGGCGCTTCAGGCGGCCGAGCGGTTCCGCGACTTATCGCGCGCGATTCAGGGCGTCGAGCAGCAGATGAGCAGCTCGGCCGGCCGGACTTCTGAGCTCGAGCTCCGATTGCTGGAGTTGTCCGCGACCGAAGAAGAAGTGGCTGTCGCCAGAGCGCAGCGCGAGCGCGAGCAGATCGAGCTTGAAATACGCCGAAATGGTCTCTTGGCCGAGCGTGCGCGGTTTGCGGGCAACGACGACCAGGCCCAGCAGTACTTGCGAGAGAACGCTGAGCTGCGCAAGCAGCTGCAGCTGATGGACCAGATTGCGGCCAAGGAGCGCGAGCGACGCCAGGAAACACGCCGCGCTGAACAGGAGGCGCAGGCGCGCCAGGAGCAGTCTGCCAGTCAACCCGAGCTCGGTGGATTCGATGGGGGCAGCTCGAGCGCTGGACCTCAACGCGCCGGTGGGCTGCCCGGACGGACTGTGACGATTCGGATTGACGGTAGCAATGCCAGTGCATCAGTGCCGGAAGGGTTGGAGGATGACGTGATCGCATTGATTCGGACCGCCGCGGAGCGCGCAGCATGATCACCCTGACCCGAGATGACACATCGGCCTCGATCCAGCTCGGCAATGACCTGGTCTGGACCGATCAGGCCAGCTGGTCGCCGGTGGTGGATGCTGAAGAGCGAACCGTGACCGGCGCGCTGGTGGTCGAGCCCTGGACGATGGTGGCCGGCCGGCCGGTCACGCTGGAAAGCGACGGTGACGACTTCGGCCTGGTCGTTCGGTCGCAGGTCGACACGCTGTTGGCCTGGTCGGCTGTGGCCGGGCTAACACTGCAGCTGGACTACCACGGCCTGGTGCTGCCGGTGATGTTTCGCCACCAGGACGGTGCGGCCGTGATGGCCGATCCGATATTTCCTGCGGGTGCGCCGAGCGCCGGCGACCGCATGACGCTGACTTTGAAACTGAGGACGCTATGAGCATCCAAGAAGAAAACATCGTATTCGTCGAGTCGCAGGTAATGGATGATGTGCCTGAAGGCGGCGGCGCTGCCACGGGAATCGAGATCATCGACGGGAAGATGAACAATGTGTTCCCGGACATCTCCGACCTCGATCGAGGCCTCGGGCGTTTCCAGATGCGCAAGCTCTTTCTTGCCGTTCGGTCGGCCAATGCGGATCTCTACGGTGGGGCGAAGAGTGTCATCACCGACCTGCCCGTTGACCCGGCGCTCGGCTACACGCTCTTCACGACGAACGACGCGTTCGACCGTCGCGCCGATGCTGCGGATCGCATCGAGGCCTTTCTTTTCAAGGGGCCATCCTGGCCGGGTGTGCTCTACGAGAACCACATCAGCGGCATGCAGGCCATCAATGTGCTGCAGCGCGTCGATACCGCCCTGCCGCCGATCGGCAAGACCCTCTGCATCGTCCAGGATTATGGTTTGCCGAGCGAGCGCGAGCAGTACGTCCGCGTGATCGATGTGGATGTGACCCTGACAACCTTCACCGACCAGCAGGGTGACTACGATCGCTGGGTTGTGACGATGAGCCTGTCCGATCCGCTGGTCCATGATTTCGATGGCCATTCAGCCAATCGCTTCGACAACTACGATTTCGATGCGTCAGCCCGGATCAGGGATACAACGCTTGCGGATGCAGCTCGGTACTTCGGCAGCCAGCGGCTGGCCGAGTCTGCGGCCATTGGAGATACGCTGGTTCGGGCGCAGAGCCAGTTCACACAGCTGGTTCCCTCAGCGCGATCCGAATCGCCGCTGGTCAATCAGTTTCTGAACCCGGACCTGGTGCAGCAGATCAACGCCGGCACCCGCGATGTGGAAGTGCCGCAACAGGCGCACACGCTCGCGCTTGACGTGACGCCCGAGAATCGACGCTTGAACTGGGTCACGACGCTGGATCCTCGACCGGCTTCAGGCACGCTCTCCATCGCCTTCATGTCGCAGGGCAACTGGTATGTGCTGACGGATGATGGAACGGGCGTGCTCGCAGGCAGTGATCCTTCCATCGGCGCCGGCACGGTCAACCTCACGACCGGATCCACTAGCGTGACGCTTGGGTCGTTTCCTGATGCCGGTTCTCAGATCATGTACATCTGGGCAAGCCCCGTGCATTACTCCGCCAGGGCCAACGACCCCGCCATCGATCCGAACGTCGTCGTCGAGTTCGAAGCCGGTGAGGCTGTTCAGCCTGGGACGATGACCATCACCTGGGAAGTCGACTCGGTAACCAAAACTGCTACGGTATCCAGCGCTGGCGAGATCAGTGGTGATGCGACGGGCTACTTCTCTCACGTATCTGGCCAGGGCCGCATCGAGTTTCCCGTACCCCCCGATAGCACCTCACTTCTGGGCCTGGACTATGAGCGGGTGACCGAGGTCCACGCGACGTTTACCTCCGTGTCCGAATCAGGCGGCCTGGCGACCATTAACCTCGGGCAGGCCGTTGAGCCTGGCACTGTCAGGGCCGAATGGAGCACCGAGAGCACGGTGCGTGCCGATCAGACGCGCACCAGGCGCATCTGGCGCAAGATCGGTGGGCAGTGGTCGCATATCGAAGTCAGCCGGAGCGCTCAATCCGAGCGGGTCACGCGCCTGGATCATGAATCCACTGACGACGGTCTCGGCGAGATTGTCAACGCAACGGGTGGCGTGAACTATGGGACCGGGCAGCTGGTCCTCCCGGTCCTGCCGGCGTTCGAGCAGCTGGGCTGGAGTGTTCAATCCCAGACCTGGGAAAGCAGCGTCTCGAACAACCACCAGTTTTCCTCTGGAGTGGTCGAGGTCTGGTTCGTTCCAGCGGGCGCACCGACCACTGTCGTGTCCAAGACCATCAGCATGCCTCCGATCACCTTTCGGGTTCTGCCGCGTCTTCTGGATGGCTTCGGCGTGCCGAACAGCATCGAATTCGAATGGAATGGCGAGACCTACCAGGACGCGAACGGCACGCTGCTGAGGTCCGGAAATGTGGTGGCGGGTTCGATGGACTACACCGCCGGCATCGCGACCCTCGATGACTATGTGACTGGTCCTGGCTCGATCACGGTGACGAGCCTTCTGGTGCGCTTCGGCGACTGGCTTACAACCGAGTCGAGCTTCAGAGCCTCGTCGAGCCCGCTGGCACCCGAATCGGTCCAGATCATCGCCATCGCAGAAGACGGTGAGCAACTCACTGGCCTGGCCGATGAGAACGGAGACCTGGTAAGCAGCAACATGCGCGGTTCGGTCAACTATGAGTTCGGCGTCGGCCAGGTCGAGTTCGGAGCGATGGGTCCTGATCCTGAGGATCCCGGTGGGCCTGACATCTGGATCCCGCGCCGGGTGGACCCGGGGACCATCACCTACAACGCGATCGCTTACAGCTACGTTCCGCTACCCAGCGATATCGTCGGCATCAACGCGGTGCGACTCCCGCCTGATGGACGCGTGCCGATCTACCGGCCGGGCGATGTTGTCATGGTCATGCACCCTGTTACCAATGCCCCTGCAAGCCCTGTGCAAGATGGTGGCGCAGGGCCTTATTTGCTCGACGTGGGGCGGACTCGGATTGCCTGGGTCCGGATCACGGACGCCAATGGCGACGCCGTGAACGAAGGCTTCGAGCTGGACCGTGCAGCGGGCGTATTGAGCTGGGACGACATCGCCGGCCTTGCGCTGCCGCTCACGGTCAAGCATACGGTCGCGGACCTGCGGCTGGTTACCGATGCGCAGATCAGCGGGGAGCTGACAATCAGCCGGCCGTTGTCTCATCCGTTCCCGGCCGAGGAGTCCATCGTCGGCAGCTGCTTGCTTCACGGCGATCGGCGCGCGCGTGTGTCGCAGACCTTCGATCAGCATTCCTGGGACGGGACCTGGTCCGACTCACCATCCGGGCCGGAGGCGACCGCGACTCTGAATCTGATCGACTTCCCGATCGAGGTGACCAACGAGGGCTGTGACACCGACAACTGGCTGCTGCGCTGCGTGAACTCCAGCTCGAATCAGTGGGAACTGATCAGCCGGAACCGGGGCCTGGTCTGGTCCGGCACCTATCTGCCTGGTGGATCGGACATCGCTCCCATCAACCCTCGAACGCGGGTGTGGGACGAAGGCTCTCAGACCTGGGTGGGCGGGGTGCCGTATCTCAGGATTCCAGGTGCTGCAAATGGCGGCGGCTGGTCGTCGGGCAACGTGGTCCGGATCGATACGGTGGGCGCCATCGTCGACATGTGGGTCGCGAGGTCGATCCAGCAATCCGAGGAGCCCGCCGGTGACGGTATCGACGGCATGGAGATGTACGCGCTCGGCAACGTCAACAACCCGGTCGGCGAGTAGCTCATGGATCTATCGACGAAGCATTCGGATGCCCGCATCGAGGCCGCAAGAGTTCCCGCACTGACGGCCAGCTTGGCTCTGCTGACAGCGGATCCGAATCCCGCTCAGATCGAGATCTACGGGACCGCTCGACCGACGCCAGGTGACCCTCCTGGCGGCGCGCCGTTGGTCATCATTCAGATGATCAGTCCGGCGGGAGTTGTGGACGATCAGGACATCGAGATCGATCTGGTGGTGCCGATTGAAGGCCAGGTGACCGGCGCTGATCCCGACGACGGCACAGTGGCAGTCTGGGCGCGCGTGGTCGACGGTGCTGGCGATTGGTGGGCAGACCTGAGCGTGTCCGACGAGGCCGGCGCCGGCGAGATCAAGCTGATGCAGACGCTGCTGTTCAATGGTGCCTGGGCCCGCATTATCAGCGCTGTGGTAGGAGGTTGACGTGTCGATCGCTGGCCTGACAGGGAACGCAACGAAATCGACCGGAGGGCCGGTGGAGCGCGTGTTGGTCCGAGAGACGCAGAATCTCCTCAAGACCTATTCGGCGCTGATCAGGCCGAATGGAGACTGGGCTGTCGCCCTGGATCCGGGCAAGGACTATGACGTCAGCTATTTTGCTGCCGGCTTCGCTCCCGTCGTGCATGGCCCGTATGGTGTCACGGCGGGTAGCGACATCAGTGCATTCGATGCGCTCTCGGCGCTCGATGCCTGGGACGCACCGACGTCGGAGTCGACTTCCAAGCTGGTCCAGCTCCTGCGCTTTGTCGAGAGATTTAGCTATAGCGCTGCCGCCGGGACTCAGTTTGGCAGCCTCACGGGTAGCTCGAGGTGGTTCGGCTCGGTGCTTGCACCCAACGGAAAGATCTACGGAATTCCCCATGATGCAGAGGACGTCCTGGAGATTGATCCGGCTACTCAGGCCGTAACGAGATTCGGACTAGTCAGCGGGGCGGATAAGTATGCAGGCGGCGTGCTGGCTCCAGACGGCAAGATCTACTGCGTCCCGCACTCTGCAACCTCAATTCTAGAGATCGATCCCGTCGCTCAAACCGTTTCGACTTGGGGTTCGCTACCGGCCGGATCGAGCAAATGGTACGGAGGCGTGGTGGCTCCAAATGGCAAGATTTACGGTATCCCTCACAACCACGATTCTGTGCTGGAGATCGATCCAGTAGCCCGATCGATCAATTACTTGGGCTCGTTCTCCGGCGGCACGAAATGGTATGGAGGGGTTCTTGCCACCAACGGGAAAATCTACGGCGCTCCGTTCGATGCTGATGGGATCCTCGAAATCGATCCGCAAACGGGAGCCGTTGAAACATTTGGTGTGCTGTCTGGCTCTGGTGGAGACAAATGGTCGGGCGCAGTTCTGGCACCCAATGGCAGGATCTACTGCATTCCGCGTGACGCGGAAGAAGTACTGGAGATTAATCCGGAGACAAGGAGTTACATGCTCTTCGATGCCCCAGTCGGCAACGACAAATGGCTGTGTGGTGCGCTGGCCCCAAATGGAAAAATCTACGGATTGCCTCTGTATAGCCAAAACATACTGGAGATCGACCCGGTAAGTCGCAGCTGCACCGAGCTTGGCTTTGGTGCGGGCGCTGGCGGATTTCCGTGGATCGGTTGCACATTGGCCCCCAACGGCAGGCTTTACGGAATGGCCTACACGGAGGAATCGGTGTTGGAGATCGATGTAGGAGCACCTGCAGGTGTCATCGATCTCAACGCTGCGCTGCATCCGTCGTTGAATTGCTTGTGAATACAACTCCAGTCGTTCTGACCGAGCCCTACACGCCGCCTAGCCTGGGCTCGACCGTGCTGCTTCCGATGTCAGAGATCATCGAAGCGGCGCTGTCCACGACGCTGCCGGCTGCCATCCTTGGCCTTTCAATGGCTGCGCAGGCTGTCCCGGTTTGGCCAGCGCAGACCGTCGCTTCTGCGCCAGTGGAGGTCTCGACTCCGTCGGTCGCCTGCCTGGGACAGCAATCGCTGGACTTGCCAGATAACTCAGGACCGCGATTCAACGCGCTTCAAACTGAGCAGGAGCCACTGCTCCAGAGGCTGCAGCTTCGTTCAGCGCCGATGCTCCCTCATTCAGCCGAGGCGGTGGCGATCCACGCGGCCGCGCTCAGTCGGAACTCAATCCTGGCGCTCGAAACGGCAGAGATGATCAGGTTCCGCAGGAGCCTGGTTGGTCGTGAAGCCCATATGAACTCGGCAAGCCGTCGCGCTCGGGTTTTGGCTTCAGAGACAGCGCGACTTCGAAGACCGAGTAGAACCGAGGCTGCTCATGGATCACAGCGCTCGGCGGGCGCTGAACTGCCCATCGCCGAGCAACTGCGGCGACGCATTGGCCTGCGCTTCTTGGAGTCAAGCTCTATTGCAATCGCACGTCGCCAGGCGCAGGCGTCTCGAGAGGCCCTGCCGGGTGCCAACGGCTGGTCAATGGCCCATGCAGAGGCGCTGGATCCTGCTCCAGGACGGTGGTTTCCGTGGTACCAGCCGCCATTGCTTTCAGAAACAGCCATCGTGCTGCTCGAAGGCTATTCGCCTCGACCCCTACGGTGTCCGGTGCTGCTGCATTGGGAGCCGATTGAACAACCCGACTGTCCCGAAATCGTTCCGCCTGGACCGTCGATCCCAATACGGAGTGTCTACATCGTGGTTCCAGACGTTGTCGTGACCCGCCTTTCGAACAGCCTGGAGATCCCCTGCGCCGGGCTGACACTCACTCATGACGCAGACAGCCATTCGTGGGCGGCTGAGCTGATGCTGGCCGGCCCGGACGCCATCGGCTTGCTCGAACCTGATGGCGATGCGCCGGTGGTGCTCGCCGTGCACGTGAACGGGTTCGACTGGCACGTCATCGTCGACCGCTGGTCTGAAGCGGTGAAGTTCGGTTCCCGAGGGATTCGTCTGACCACTCGGGGTCTGAGCGCAGAGCTGTGCTCTCCTTGGAGCCAGCCCATTGTCGGGACCAATGCATCAGCACAAACTGTTCAGCAGCTCTTCGAGGCCCTCCTACCGTTCGGCTGGAGCATCAATTGGCAGGCGGGCGTGTCGCCCTGGACCGTTCCGATCGGCGCCTGGAGCTGGTCAGGCGCCGCAGCGCTTCCGACTATCCATGCCGCGACCCAGGCGCTGGGGCTGTCAATTCGGCCCGCCCGGACCGCGCGCCAGCTGGAGATCATCTGCAGGTATCCCGTGAATCCTTGGGACTTCGAGAACGCGACGCCGGACCTGGTGGTGCCATTGTCTGCAGTGACCTATTACGAGCGCACGGCACCGGTGGCCACGCAGGCCAATACTGTCTTCGTGCATGGAGCAGAGCCAGGCGGAATCACATGCCAGGTCACTCGGTCCGGAACCGCTGGAGATCTCGTCGGTGAGACGATCAGCCACCCGCTCGTTACCGATATCGACGCGGCGCGCGTCGCCGGGGCGCGGGCACTCGCCAGGCAGCATGAGTCACCTGAATGGTCTGCGATCGCTATCCCGCTGGGAGGAGACTTCCCGCTGGTATCTACCGGTGACCTGTTGGAGCTCTCGGCCGGGGCTCAAGGTAATCGTGCGATCGCCAGCGGAGTGACCGTCCAGGTGCGCCCCGCATCCCGAGGGCTCTCGGTACGCCAAGCCATCTCCCTGAGCGAGGACACGCCCAATGAACTGCGTCGGTTCCGAGAGCTTGTACCCGGCAGCCCAACCTACCTGTCCGAGGTCATTTCGGTGGACGGGAACACCTCTCTGGTTGAGCTGCTGACCGGCGATCGGCTCCGAGTTCAGGGGACAGACTCACCTGGCCAGATGGTCTACATCAGCAGTGGTCGAATCATCGGGCAGGCGCCCACCTTACCTGCTTTCCAAATCACCGTATAAGGAGCCCTGCAATGGCTTTGCAGACTGCAATCAGTAAACCGATTTTCCCCTGGATGGGTGGGAAAACGAGGCTGGCTAAGCACATCATCCCCATGATGCCGGACCACACTTGCTACCTCGAACTCTTCGCAGGCGCGGCGGCTATCTTCGTCAAGAAAGAGCCTTCCAAGGCGGAAGTCCTGAACGATATCAATGGCGACCTCGTGAATCTCTATCGGGTGGTCAGGCACCATCTCGATGAATTCGTGCACCAGTTCCAGTACAGCCTGGCCAGCCGGCAGATGTTCCAATGGGCCAAAGATACCCAGCCCGACACGCTCACAGACATCCAGCGGGCCGCCCGCTTCCTCTACCTGCAGCGCATGTGCTTCGGCGGCAAATCTCTGGGTCGGACTTTCGGAACCAGCACGACTGCACCGCCGCGCCTGCGGATCAAGGATCTGGCAGAGGAAATGGAGGTCGCGTGGCACCGCCTCAGTGACGTGACGATCGAGAATCTGGACTGGAAATCATGTCTCGGCAAGTACGATCGGCCGCACACCCTTGCCTATATCGACCCGCCCTATCTGGAGACGGCGGGCTATGACGGTGGCCCCTTCGGCTTGGCTGAATGGGAGTCGCTCGGTGAGGCAGTCAGGGGCATGAAGGGGAAGGCCATCATCAGTAGCGGGGACCATCCCGAGATCCGCAGAATCTTCGACGGAATGAAGATCCAGGCCGTCCCAATCACCTATCATGTCGGAGGCCAGAAAAACCGCCCCAGCCGGACGGAGCTAATCATTCAATCCTGGTGATTTCTGGCGGTGCAACTCAAGTGGCGGGCTGACTCAATCCATGCGGCGTCTTACACCCTTCGCCCCTTCACCCCTTCACCCCTTCACCCCTTCACCCCTTCACCCTTTCGCCTGCTTTTCCCTG